CACTAACTACGCCAACTTCTTAAAACAGCCATTAGAACTATGGATGTTTGTGCCTTGCAATAATTCGAACGAACCTTTTGAATATAATGAATCAATGCCTACTTGGGTAAAAATACAATGCCAACAAGCAAAAGAAAGGTGTTTGTTTGAGGGGTTTACAATAAGTTATAAAGAAGAAACAGATGATACTTTTGGTTATTATTCTTTATTCAAAGATAAAGATGTATTTGTAAAGTTTCAAAAAACTAATCAAATGTATGTGCATCCGGACAACAACATTGAAAGTTTAGTTAAACACAATCTACAACTAACCCCAACAGCACTAAAACAAATCGGATTATAAAATGGATTTAAACAAACCAGTTTCAGGGCGTGAACTTGCACGCCTCACAGGTCAATCTGAAGGAGCTGTGCGTAAAGCTAAAAACCGTGGTTCGATTTTAAAAGGATTGACTTCGGATGGAAAGTTTATTCCCACCATTGCATCTATGGAATGGGGCAAACCTATTTTGCAGGAATTTTTAGATTCTGTTGAGGTGCTGGAAAAACAAGCCGCCAAAGAAAACCCGATTAAAAAACGAACTACGAAAGATAAAACATCATTTGAAATATCGGCAGGAATACCGGTTCCTAAAAAACAAAAAAAAGAACCCGAAACAATCGAGGAATTCGTTGACGAAATAATGCACGAAAAATTACCCGTGGCCGGTGCAGATGATTTGGATGATGAAACGGTTTCGGCTGAATTAGATGACCGAATTCAGAAGCCGGAAGCCGAGCGTGTAACCGCTGTTTTGAAGGCAAAAATTTTGCAAATTACCTACAAGGAAAAACAAGGGCAATTGGTTCCTATCGATAAAGTAAACACAGTTCTATTCGGCTATGGCCAAGAAATAAGAAACGCATTCGAAAGCGTTCCTGATAGAATAATTGACAGGATATTAGCTGTTGCCGACAAACGTCACGAAGCCAGACGAATTTTGGTTGATGAAATTCAGGACGTTCTGGAATTATTGGCCGATATAAATAACCGTGAATTCCAATGACAGACGAAAATATATTAATAGCGAAACCGTTTGCCGATGGGTTGCGACCTATTCCGAGATACACCGTTTCGGAATGGGCCGACAAGCATCGTTTTTTAACCTCGGTTTCGTCTGCTGAACCCGGAAGATACCGAACCAACAGAACGCCTTACCTGAAAGAAATTCAAGACCATTTGGGAAAAACCTCGGATGCACAAGAAATTGTTTTTCAAAAAGGTTCCCAAATTGGTGCCACGGAAACAATGAATAATTTCGTTGGATATTCAATTCATATAAACCCGTCCATTATTTTGCTGGTGATGCCAACCGAGGAAGCGATAAAAAAAAATTCACGCACCAGAATAAAGCCAATGATTGAAAGCGCACCTGTTTTGCGTGACAGAATTAAGGCGGTTGGTTCCAAGGATGCAGAAAACACAATCACGTCAAAAAGCTTTCCGGGTGGAGTTTTGTTGATGATAGGAGCCAATAGTCCAGTTGGTTTAGCAAGTACACCGGCCGCAAAAATTATGATGGATGAAGTTGACCGTTTCCCATTGTCGGCAGGGCAGGAAGGTTCACCGGTGGATTTGGCACGTGCTAGGGCAAGAACGTTTCAAAACAGAAAAATATTTCTGGCAAGCACCCCGACAAATGAAGGCGAGAGCGTTATTAATGCAGAATTCAAGGATGGTGACCAACGATATTACAATGTGCCGTGTCAAGGTTGTGGAGAAAAATTTATTTTCAAATTTGAATGTTTGACGTATGATGAAGGCAAGCCGGAAACAACACGAATGGCTTGTTCTGAATGCGGTTTTCTCCACGAAGAACGGCATAAAACAATTATGCTCGAAAACGGAGTATGGATTCCGACAGCCGTTTCCAGCAGTCCAAGAAAATTTTCATATCATTTGAGTGCGCTGTATTCTCCTGCTGGATTCTATTCGTGGGAAGAACTTATCCGGGATTATTTGAAAGTAAAAAATGATGTGAACAAATATAGAACATTTGTAAACACAGTGCTTGGGGAAACATTTAAAATCAAAGGCGACGCCCCAGATCACGAAAATCTCTATAACAGAAGAGAAGAATATCCAATAGGAACCATTCCAAAAGGCGTTTATTTTTTGACTATGGGCGTGGATATTCAAGGCGACCGCATCGAAGGCGAAGTTGTCGGCTGGGGCAAAGGTCGTGAATCTTGGTCAATAGAATATTTTGTTTTTGTTGGTGATACATCGAAACCCGAAGTGTGGGAAAAATTAAGCAACCAAATTACCAAGCAGTATGAATGTGGCGAGGCTATGATGTCAATTAATTTGACTTGCGTGGATGCTGGTTACAAAACCTCAACTGTTTACGATTTTGTTTCAAAATTCCAGTATTCCAAAGTAATCCCGATAATGGGGCGTGATTCCGTTAAAGATGTTATGGTGTCACCTCCACGGGCGTATAACGTGGCTAAATCAGGTAAAAAAATTGAGACAAGGAAAATATGGTATCTCGGAACATCGTTATTGAAATCGGAGTTGTATGGATTTTTAAAACTCAAACCTACTGAAATTGAAGGCGAAAACAGTAACGTTGAAATTTATCCAGAGGGTTATTGCCACTTCCCGCAATATGACCGCCATTATTTCAAAATGTTGACAGCAGAGCAACAGGAACAGGTTATTAATAAAAAAGGATTTGCCGAATATCAATGGACTAAAAAATCAGGAGCAAGGAACGAAGCTTTAGACGTTAGAAACTATGCCCGTGCCGCTGCTTACATCATCGGAATTGATCGCTTTAAAACAGATACTTGGGATAAAATAAAAGCGCAAAGCACCGTGATTGTTGAAAAAATAAAAGAAGCTAAGGCTCCAGAAAAAAAAGAAACTAAAAAAAGAAGTGGGTATTGGTAATTATTTAATTTTAATTATTATATTTGCGTATTATTATAACGGATGCGTGTATGGTTAGTGCGGCAATTATCGGAAACAAATATTAATTAAATAAACAACAAAATGAATTACGGAACACCACAAGAAATGATTGACGAAGAAGAATCTTTTAATCCAAAAACAGACGACGAAAAAAATGGAAGTTGTTTTGTTTCTATAATTTTTGTTTTAGTAATTTTTATAATAGTTTATTTTATATGGTAAATACAAAACACATTATTTGTTATTCTGGAGGACATTCTTCTGCTTTAGTAGCTATTGAAGTTGCAAGAAAATTTGGTAAAGAAAACGTTATTTTATTAAATCACGATATTAATTCAAGGTTCGAAAACCAAGATATAAAAAGATTTAAAAATGAAGTGGCTGATTATTTAGGTTTAAAAATAACCTATGCTAATCATCAAAATGAATTAGCTGCTGAATTAATAAAAAATCAGTTTGAAGTTTGTATCGAAAAAGGAACGTTTGTAAATCCAGCGAATAGACAAATATTGTGTACTTATGTTTTAAAAACCGAACCTTTCTATAAGTTTTTAGAAAAATTACCAAAGGGAAATGAATACATAATTTATTATGGATTTGACGAAAACGAACCAAGCCGAATTGATAGAAGAAAAACGATTTTAAATGATGGTGGTTATCAATCTGATTATCCATTGGCATTATGGGGAAACGGAAAATTTGAAGTCTTAAAAGCGTTTTATGAAAGTAAAGGCAAAAACTTTGAAGCGATTTGTGTAATTGAAAAGTTTGAAAGCAAAGACCATTACGAAAGAACAATTGAAGAAACGGAAGAAATAGGAATTAAAAGACCGAATACTTACGGAGTATGGAAACACGCAAATTGTATTGGTTGTTTAAAAGCGGGACAACAACATTGGTATTGTGTTTATGTTCACGATTACGAAGTATTCCAAATGGGTAAAGATGCGGAAGAAATAGTAAAACATTCGTTTGGTAAAGAATTTTTAAAAGATGTAGAACCAAAATTTAAAAGAATGAAAGAAATCGGTATTCCAGCAAATGAGCACATTGACAGAGGAACGTTTTGGAAATCAGCAAAGCACTATTTAAAACAATCTACGGAAGATTTGTTCCCTTGTGAGTGTTTCACGTAGCATTAACCCTAACTATTGGCTATAACCTATAAATGTGTTACAATTATGAAAAACTATCCTAAAACAAAGGTTATTCGTATTTCAGAAACTAAATTAAAAACACTTCAAAAAATGAAGTCTTATAATGTTGATGTTGGTCAATTTATTCGTGATGCAATAAGCGAGAAAATTAAACGAGAGTATTCTAATTTAATCCCAAAGCCGGAAAAGTTTAAATGTCCTTTTTTAAAATAAAAACCTTGGTATTAATTTATCAAGGTTTTTTATTATATTTACAAAAATTTTCGTTATGGCTTGCACTCAATATACATTAACACAGTATCAGGTAATTTCAGACGCTATCGCCACGGGCGCATTAACTGTACATTATGGCGATAAAACGGTTACGTATCGCTCACTTGATGAAATGATACGTATTCAAACTATGATGAAAAACTGTTTATTTCCAGAACAAAACACGAATAACGGTCGAAAATTTGCCAGTTTTTCGAAAGGAACCAATAGATGCCGATAATCCACAGCGTTTTAATAAAATAGAAAAATGAATGTAATTGACAAAACAATATCCATTTTTAGCCCAGAATTAGGAGCGAAGAGAGCTAAATTCAGGGCAGTTGAGAAAACTATCCAGAACAGCATAAGAGCCTACGAAGGAGCTACAAAATCAAGGCGTGGCGATGGATGGACGGCTTATAATACATCAGAAAATGCCAACCACGATATTCAGAAATCGTTGAAAACTTTGCGAGATCGTTCCGTAGATGGTTATAAAAATAACGCTTCCATTTTCAAGGCAATTCGAACCATTCAAAATAACGTTATTGGCACCGGAATTATGCCAACCCCCGTTTCAGTTTCTGGAGAATCTAAACTAACCAAAAATGAAATTCAAAAAATTAAAGACGAATGGAAAGCGTGGGCAGAATCGGTTGAATGTGATTTTGATGGGTTTTTCACGCAATACGGCTTGCAGTCTTTGATTATGCGAAATGTGGCAATGCAGGGAGAGATTTTTATTTTGAAACGTCGAGACGCTTCCACTCGACACCCTATTAAATTGCAGGTATTAGCGCCGCATATGGTTGATCATACCAAAAATTCGTATATGATTACCGAGCGTGCAGGTAACTATGTTGTGCAAGGCGTTGAGTTCAACAGCCAAGGCAAACGGGTCGGATATTGGGTTTTTGACCACAACCCAAACAATGAATATACAATGAAATTGGCTCCTAAATTTGTCAGTTCCGATGACATGATTCACGTGTTTTATAAAGAATTTCCAGAGCAAGTGCGAGGCGTTCCATTTGGAACTGCCACAATGTTGTCAATGCGAGATTTGGCAGATTACAAAGATGCTCAATTGATGTTGCAGAAAGTGGCCGCCTGTCACGTGGCGTTTACCACTAAACATGAATCTGGTGACGGATTAGGAGGGTTAGACACGGAAACCGGACAAGAAATTGACAGGATGGAACCCGGAATAATCGAAAGACTTGCCCCAGGCGAAACTGTGACTTTCAACAATCCCCCAACGCCTTCAAGTTTTTCGGAGTACGTTTCTAAAAACCAACAAGAAAACGCAGCGGGTTACGGTATCACGTACGAACAACTTACAGGCGATATGGGTAATGTGAATTTTTCAAGCGGTCGTATGGGATGGATAGAAGCGCAAAGACAAATCGAGGACTGGCAGTACAATATGTTTATTCCTCAATTTTGCGATAAAATTTGGCTTTGGTTTATTGAAGGCTTGAAAATAAAAATGATTCTGAACAAAAACGCACAAGCCGAGTGGACACCACAAGGACGTGAAATGATTGACCCTGTCAAAGAAATGAACGGACTTATTT